TCTGGGGGCGCTTCTAACCAAGCAATAAAAGAGGTATTGAATGGCTGAACAACATTCTAATTGTGGAAACTGCCGATTCTTCAAGAATCAGCAAATCATGGGCATCTGTCGCCAAAGCCCCCAACAGCAGAACAAGCACCAAAACGATTGGTGCGGTCAACACGAACCCATGCAAGTTGAGGTCGTGAAACTTCCCGTGTACGACATCATGACTGACGAGACCAAAGAGGTTTCTGTTCCTGTCAAGAAAAAGCCTGGGAGACCCAAGAAATGCTGACACCATTGCGTGATCGTGTTGTGGTAAAACCACAAGTGCGAAATTTATCCGACATCATCTATGTGAAGAACAAAGAACCCTTTAACGAGGGAACTATTGTCGCCATCGGCCCAAAGGTTTACGATGTCAAGGTGGGAGACTTCATCAAGTATGGAAATGGGGATTACCTTAATTGGCCCACCCAAAAGATTGATGGTCAGGACTACCAAATCATTCAAGAAGCCGACATTTGTGCAGTTGTGGAGGAATAATCATGGCAAGTAAACCTGGTCTTTATGCCAATATCGCAGCAAAGAGAGAGCGCATAGAGCGTCAAAAGGCTGCGGGTAAGACTCCCGAGCGCATGAGAGCGCCAGGCGCAAAGGGCGCACCGACTGCCGAGGCTTTCAAACAATCTGCAAAGACTGCGAAAAAGAAATGACGCAAGATCAAGAAATTCAGCGTTTAAATGAAAAGATTGAATTTTTGGCAAAAACAAATATGCTTTATAGCGAATTTGAACATCGTGATTTTGCTGTAACTAGAGAATTAATTAAAAAAGGCATTGAAGAAGCAAAAATCAATGCTGAATTACGGGCTGAAATAGCTGTTTTGAAAAAAAGATTGGAAATGCATTGAAATGAAAAAGCACGACAAGCCAATCCCCCATAAGACCACAGGCAAGGGGAAAACATACAACCCGACTGAAAAAGGTGCGGGAATGACTGCTAAAGGTCGTGCTGAATACAATGCTAAGAACAATGCAAATTTGAAACCACCCGCCCCAAATCCAAAGACAAAAGCCGATGCTGGTCGCAAAGCATCATTTTGCGCTAGGATGGAGGGGGTAGTAAAAAACGCCAAAGGCCCTGCTGAACGGGCCAAGGCATCCCTCAAAAACTGGAACTGTTAAAGGAAACATCATGACAAACTCAATTGCAACTGGCGTGGCATACGCTGACCCATTGGTTACTTTGGTTGAATTTCAAGCCTACACTGTGGCTACTGTCCCAACAGCCTCACCCGCTGGTCAAATGATTTATGTGTCTAATGGCGCTGCTGGTCAGCCCATCATGGCCTTTTCAAATGGTTCAAGCTGGTTGCGTGTTGACACCCGTGGTGCAATTGCCGCTTCCTAATGAACGCTGAGAGAATAGCAAACCGCATCGAGGAACTCAGAAGCACTGCCAAACAACATGAGGCAGTGTTAATGCAGATCAGCGGTGCGGTGCAAGAACTCACCAACTTATTGGCTGAACTGTCAAAGGAACAAAATGCCTCTAATAGCATCGATGACCCCCAAGGCACTTAGAGCCAATATCAAGGAAGAAATCGAATCAGGCAAGCCACCCAAGCAAGCGGTGGCAATTGCCTATTCTGTTAAGCGTGAAGCCGAAAAGGATGCGGGTAAAAAGCCCACATCAAAGCCCAAAAAATCTAAGAAGTAATGCCAACTCTTGCAGACATCTACAGTGCCATTGACTCTGCCAAGCGTAGAGGGGCTGATGTCATCCGCAATCCAGGCGCAAGCCTACAGCAGATGTTGGGTAATGCTAATGATCGGGCAAGGGCGTTGAATGAACTGACTTACCAAGCAGCCGAGGAAGGCGCAGGGTTTGGCCCTAAAACCCGTCAGTTGGGTAAAACCTTGGCTGAATCCTATAACCCCACAGGCATATTCATTGGCCCTAATGCCGCATCTTTTAACAAGATCATGGCAACTAAAGCCTTGGAACTAGAAAAGGCGGGTAAAACTGCCGAGGAAATCTGGGAAAAAACTGGCACATTCAGAGGCCCAGATAAGCAGTGGCGACAAGAGATCAGCGATAAGAATCTACAGATTCAAGACTATCGCAACACTGGTGGCGCAATCGTCATTAAGCACCCAGAATTGCAAGCCTCTTACGAGCAACTGCCAAGAGGTGTCAAAGTCAAGCCATCCTCACAAATGGAAGGCATGGCGGCTTATGAAGCGCCTAAAAGAGATTTTGATTGGAAGATGGGTGAAGGTGGAACAATCCATGTGCCATCTAGTCAAGTCATGCCTAAAGAAGTTTATGCCCATGAATTGCAACACGCTGTCCAAGCCAAAGAAGGCTTTGCCAGTGGTGGAAGCCCAAGTTCAATGGTGCTGATACTTGAAAAACTTGCCAAGCAAAAGAGAGAAGAAGCACAGAACCAATTTAGGCTGTCAAGCGCAAATGACCCGCTTGATTCACTGAGAATCGTTAAGCCTGGTGCAAGACAAAAGGGACTCCAATTAGAAAAGGAAGCCCGAGAAATTGAAGATAAAGCACTTGCCGCATACAGAAGCGAGCAAACCAAATTTGATCTGTACCAGAAATTAGCTGGTGAAGCAGAAGCAAGAGCAACAGAAAAGCGTTTGAACTTGTCTGATGAGGAAAGAAGAAAACTATTTCCTTACCAATCTTACGATGTCCCGATCAAAGACTTAATACTAAGATACAGATAAGATAGCTAAACAAAAAAACCAATCGTTATAAATACTTAGGATTTGAAACAAATGGCAGAGAGAGGCGCACAATTAGGCAACCAGAACGCTGCAAAGAGCAGACTGTTCTATGACAAGTTGCGCCTTGTTTTAGTGCAAGAGCCTCACCGCCTCAGAAGCATTGCCGAGCAACTGGTGACACAAGCCGAGGCGGGAGAGCCTTGGGCGATCAAAGAGATCATCGACCGAGTGGATGGCAAAGCAGTTCAGGCAACAACGATTGAGAACGCAGATGGAACACCCCTCTTGGGTGGGATTCAAGTCACATTCATTAAGCCCGAATGAGCGATGTAACAGATGCCATTGCCAAGGCAGAGTTTCCCGTTAAGTTGGAAGGTCTGTTCAAAAAGAGCCGTTACAAGGTTTTGTTTGGTGGCAGGGGTGGGGCAAAGAGTTGGGGAATAGCAAGGGCGTTACTGATCAAAGGCGCAAAAGACCCAATCCGCATATTGTGCGCCCGTGAGTTTCAGACATCCATCAAGGATTCGGTTCACAAGTTACTGTGCGACCAGATCGAGAGCCTTGGGCTTCTCAGCTTCTACGAGATCACCCAAACAAGCATCAGGGGCAGAAACGGCACAGAGTTCAGCTTTGTTGGCCTCAAGAACAATGTCTCAAACATCAAGTCCTATGAGGGCGTTGACATTTGTTGGGTTGAGGAAGCGCAGACCACAAGCCGCTTATCGTGGAACATCCTGATCCCAACCATCCGAAAGGAAGGTTCTGAGATATGGATCAGCTTCAACCCTGAGTTGGAGACAGACGAGACTTACCAAAGGTTTGTGGCAAACCCACCCGCAGACTGCATCACCATGAAGGTGAATTGGTACGACAACCCTTGGTTTCCCGACACCCTCAGACTTGAAAAAGATGCCCTCAAAGCAAGGGATGAGGAAGCCTATAACCAAGTTTGGGAAGGCTTGTGCCGACAGACTGTGGATGGGGCGATCTTTGCCAAAGAGATGCAACAAGCCGAAAAAGATGGGCGCATCTGCCGTGTTCCTTATGACGCAACCAAGCCAGTTCATGCAGTCTTTGACTTGGGATGGTCAGACAGCACAGCCATTTGGTTTTTGCAGTTTGTGGGCATGGAGACCAGGCTAATCCGCTACATTGAGGACAGCCAAAAGACCATCAGTTATTACTTGGCAACCATGCAGACCTATGGGTATGTGTACGACAAGATATGGCTTCCCCATGACGCAGAGAATAAAACACTGGCAGCAGCGGGTCGGTCAATTGATGACATCGTGAGAGCCGCAGGGTACAAGACCGAGATTATGCCAAGAGTGCCTATTCTTGACTCAATCAATGCCGCAAGGACAATCTTCCCTAATTGCTACTTTGACAGGGAACACACAGCGGATGGTTTGGCTTGCCTCAGACACTATCGGTATGAGGTTGACCCCGAAACAGGGCAGTTCAGTCC